CCACCCCCTGGTCCGGTTGGTCCCGTTGGTCCCGTTGGTCCGGTTGCACCTGCTGGAATAGTAAACGCAAAAACTTTAGCTGTGTTAGGGCCACTAGCACTAATACCAATAGGACCAGTGCTTGCAGTTGGTGTTCCAAAACCTGCTGCTGGTCCGGTAGGTCCCGTTCCACCTGCATTGCCATTTGGTCCGGTTGGTCCGGTTGGTCCGGTTGGACCTGTGCCACCTGCATTGCCATTTGGCCCCGTTGGTCCGTCTGGCCCCGTTGGCCCCGTTGGACCGGTGCCGCCGGCTGGTCCGGTGCCGCCGGTTGGACCTGCTGGTCCTTGTGCCGCGACATTAGCAATAGTTGCTTTTTTAATAGTTGAAGTTGAAGTATCGTAAACTGCTAGTAAATCATCACTAGCAACACTAGTAAAAGTTGCGTTACCGGAAACAGTGTCACCAACTAAGGCTCCGGTCAGGGTCGCCCCGGTCGCAGAGGTTTCGAACTTTTTTACATTGTTATGATATAATTCTACTGATCCATCTGTGTTTGCAGTAAACATATCTTCACCAGCGGCAGATTGTATTTTTACAGCAGCACTGCCTTTAATATTTAAATTTCCTGTTCCTGTGTCAACAATAAAACTATGACCTGAACCATGAAAAATTTCTAAATCATTAGACGCGCCAAAGTTAGCTTTGACATTATCACCAAGATTTATCGCACCTGTCATTGTGCCGCCACCCGTCATTAACGCACCAGCAGAAGTTACATTGGTTGCATCTGTGACATCAGCGTTTTCTTCAACAGTATCTAGCTTAGTACCATCAGCACTTACGTCACGACCATCCACGGTCCCCGCTACGGTAAGATTGTTGCCGGTAGCACTAACACCTGATGATAACGCTACGGTGTCAGAATTATCTAGGAACACGGCCCGAGAAGCGGGCTGTGTACAGAATATGTTTTTGGTTCCAGCGGAGAAGTTGACAGCGTTATCGCTGTTTGATGAAGATAAAATTGTAGTTCTAACTAAGTTAGCAGAAGAACCATCTAAGGTTCCAACACCAACTTCAAACTCACCCAAAGTTGTGTGAAACATTGCGTAATAAGTAACGTTACCATTACCAATACCGGTACCAAAAGTTTCAAATCCAGCTACAGCTCCCCCTAGAGCTATATTGCCCGTACCCGTTGTTGTGCTGGTTTCTTTAACCCGATCATTAAGAACAAATGCCATTTAGATTTGCTCCTTAGGTTAATCTTAAAATCTCAGAACCACCACCCGCAGTCGGGAATTGAATTGTAAAAGTACCATTTGTTGCTGTAAACGTTCCACCAAAGCTTAATACTGCTACTGCATTATTTGTAGGAGCTGACGCATCTGAACGATACATCAAACCACCTGCAGCTGAAAAGCTAGCATTAGTCCAAGATATGTTATCGAAATCAGCGTAAGCAACTGTACCAGACAAAACAACAGTAGGGTTCTGTAAAGCATTCCCTGCTGTAGTATAACCATTTCCATTAGCTACTTGATTGTCCGAAGATGTCGCTGCGTAATTTGCTGTTGCTGCTCCTAGCGTTGCAGAAGAAGTATATAACGATATTTTATAGGTAGCGCCACCGTCAAAGTCATGATTGCCTTTTAACAGTTCTTGTTTAAACACATTTGCTACTGCTTGTACTATTGCCATAATTTTTCTCCTTAAGGGTTATTAGAAGGAATAGCTACCCTTAATTCGCCATCCCTATATTCATCACGTTTTTTCTTACCTAGTTGTTCTGTTGCCAATGCTTGTAGAGCCGACTGATAAGAAGTCTCATAAAGTTGTAACATTTCGCCTGGGCCTTTAAGGTATTTAAATGCATCTGAAAGACATGCAAATAAAAGAACGCGTGGAGCATTTACGCTAATCCACGTAGTAAACGGGCTTGTCGCTTTCATATCAACTATACTAGTTGGTTTTTTAGTTAAAGCCAGTTCTACTTTATACGCTTCATTTTGAGAAGGTGCAATATAAATTGTTTGCTGATCCCAAACTGCAAAGTATTTTGGTTTATCTCCGGTTGCTGCTGGAGTAGTTCGATTTGGCCAATATTCGATTAAATAAGACAAGTCTTTTCTAGTCATAAAATGACGTTCATTAGGTATATTATTTGTTTCAGTGTAAATCTGAGCATATCTAATACTAGAAAAATCAGTTAAATTTGCTCCAGGCATAGACACTAATGGGTTTGCTTGACCACCAATTGGTGCTGCAATAGTAGCTGTTTCGTAAGCTAAGTCCGCTGGAATTTCAATATCCCTAAATATTCTAAATTCAACGTTTCTAATTAAATCATCTAAGATGTCGTTGGTAGCTGTTTGTGTCCAAATAGCACTGTCGGTTTCAGTCCAGTTAAGAATTTCATTAATAAGGCTTGCGTATGTTGTCATGGTGCTAATGTTACAGGACCTGATGATACAAGTCCACCCCCAGCTGACATGGCTCCAGGTCCATTCCAGTATTTATAAGCTAAGCCACCGGCTCCTGAAAACTGATCTACGTATGTTTGTGTGTCGTCAACTAACAATTTGTTTGCTCCGCCATAAGGAGCTTTGTTAAAGTTAGCTGCAAATAGTATAGCAGTTGGTGCTAGTGCACCAGAAAAATTAGTATTGATCCAATTTGTTTTTTGTGTATTTAACGCTGACGATCCAGTGTCTGTAGTTAGGATACTGTAAGAACCATTAACAGCAATTGCTTGATTAATTAAAGAATCTGCTCTTGCTAATTTAGTTAAGTTTGTAAAAAAGTTAGCAGCGTTTGCAGCGATAGTTGTTGCTTGCATTGTATTAGTAATTGTAAACCAGTCTGTCAAATTATTATAGGTAGCAATCGCTTGATAGTAACTAGTTAAAACTCCGTCCATATCAATGTATAAAGTTGTAGTTCCAGGTACACAATTTGCTTTTAGCCAAGTCTCCGCATCGTACGCTGGATTAAATGTATAATTATTAGAATCGATTACATTGTTAACAGTAAAGCCAACCGCTGTTTGTAGCGCTGCTATCTGTAACCAAGAAGTAGTTGGTGCAGAAGAAGTAAATGCTTCTGACATATTTCTAAATCTAACAATATCGCCTACTACTAAATTATGATCCGGTTCATTTATATAAATGTTTTGATTGCCTGCAGTTGCCGATGATTCAAATGGATTATTGTTTAGCATAGTAGCAATTCGTGGCTCTACCCTAGCTGGACGTGAATCTCTAAGACCTTCTAAGTCTCCAGATAAATGTCTTACTACTAATTGTGGGTGTTTAGGTTCCCATTCAGTTTTGTGTACAAACGCACCATTCCATTCAAATAACATTTCTCTATATGGAAACGCCATGCCACTTCTATCTGAAATAGCTTTTGAATATTTTCCTCGAGCAAAATTAGACATTTGGGTAATACGCCTGTGGAGTTATGTATGTAGATGTTGGTGAGCCGTCTTCTGTTAAAGCTCTATTTAATTCATCTTCATAAATTAATTTTAAATTTTGAATATATTCTACTTTGTATTTCATAGACAAGTAGTAAGATAAACCTGATATCATGCATGGTACAAATCGATAAGGTACATCAGCAACGTTGCTATATACCCCAGCGTCTTGGATACGTTTAATAAAATACATGAACACAAAATTACCTGCGGCAGTTGCATCAGGTGTTGGGTAAAGGTTCATCACTACTTTATCAATAAACCTTTGCACATAATACTGTGATGGTGTTGATTGATTTAATTTAGCTGATAAACCGTTGTAAGTAGATCTAGATATCTTTGTTAGTGCAGAATCAGCTTGGTTAGCTGCACCACGATTTCTTCGGTAAGCAGCTTCTAAAATGTCATCAACTCCGTAAAGAACTACCGTGCCGTCAGGGTTAATAACTGGTGCTGTAGTACCGTCAGCTGCAGAACGAGTAAAAACATACTCAGCTTGACCTTGTACTAAATCAACTTGAGTATTACCTACTTCCCAATAATGCAAACCTCTATTAGCCCATTCTTGAAGCATAATGTTCAAAGAACGTTTAGCTGATTTCATTTGATAACCACTTACATTAACAAGTCCGATTCTCTCAAAAGATTCCTCGATAACTTCGTCGATATAAAGGGTTTTCTCAAAAACAGTAGTTCCTGATGTTGCCATTTATATTTCCTTATACAGTTGCTGTTAGTGTAACGCCTGCGTTAGCATTTGCTGTGATGGTCGCATGAATATCTGTTTTAAACAAAATTCCACTACCTGGTACAAAGACACTTAAGCCTTCGGTTCCAAATTTATAAACTGCTTTAACAGTTCCTGCTCCACCACCATCTCTAAGTGTGAGTGTGCTTGCTGCAATACCCGCACAAGAAATAGATGTGACTCTAGAACGTCCCGTGTATAAACTACCAGTTGCTGCTGCATGTAAAGTGACTTGATCTGATGTAAATGATCCTCCGCCTGATCCCATAATTTTCTCCTATACTTAGGGGTCCGAAGACCCCCAATTAATTTTTAGTTACGCTGCTACTAAGCCGCCTGAACCAGAGTTCGATTGCTCACCATTATCTACCATATGGTAAAAAATAGTTCCGCTTAAAGTTCCTGCTGTACCTGCTGCTGCAACACCTGCAACGACTTTAACATCTTGAGTCATTTCTAATATCCCAAGAGCATTACCGTCAGTAGCTGCACCCGGTTGAATATTACCTTGTGTAGCATCTGCTGCTAAGTTATCAGCAAAACCATCAGTATCAATTAAAGCTGCGCCTGTTGTTAAGTCTACGTAACCTACGTCTAGTTTACCACCAGCCGCTGCTGCTCCCGCAAAGCTAAGTGAATCAATGATTGCACCTTTTGGTAGTTGAACTTGTCTAGTATCTGTTGCAGATATTTGAGCATCTGTTCCAGCCGCTGCATTGGTTGCAGGTACATAGAACTGAGCTACCATTTGCACAGAACCAGCATAAGTTGTTTTTTTGCCGTTACCGTTAGATCTTAAGATCCCTGTAAAAGTTGTAGTTGCCATGATTTGTTTTCTCCTATTTCCGTTAATACAGTATTGAGATTTGTCGACTGCTAGCGTCTGTAATAACTAATTTAAATTGCAGTGTGCAAAGTATATGCTTTTAAATAAGAATATGCAAATAAAAAGGGGCCCGAAGGCCCCTTAATATCTTAGTCTTAATC